GACAAGATCCTCGTGGAGTCATCTTCGGCTTTCAAGAACGTGAACTACTTCGCTCTCGTGTTCGAGTTTGACGGCGATCAGAGGGAGACAAAGCACTGCCTTTACAAGTGCTCCGCATCCCGTCCCGACATCGCATCGCAGACAACGGGCGAGGGCGGAACCACTGACCCGCAGACCGAGACTCTCACGCTTACCGCAGTGCCCCGTGCCGATGAGGACAAGTACATCCACATTCAGACGCAGGAGGCCACTTCAACGGCAGTCACAGCGGCTTGGTACACGGCAGTACCTACTCCGACTTTCGGAGCTTAATCAACTCAAGGGAGACCTCTTATGGGGTCTCCCTTTTTCACAATAGAAGGGATTATGTGATATGGAAAAGACAATAACGATAGGCGATAAGGAACTGAAATTCAAGTCAAGTGCGGCAACGAACATCCTCTACAAGAGGGCGTTCAAGGAAGACATTCTCGTGAAGTTGTCAACCTACACCAAGAACTTGAAGGAAATGCAAAACATGAAGAAGACCGTTGATGACCTCAAGGCATCTACGGACAAGACGGAAGAGGAAGTCCTCCAAGAACTCAACAAGATACTCGCATCTGACGTATTCATCTCAACGCAGACCTTTGCATCCGAGACGCTCCCCAAGTTGGCGTTTATAATGTGGCTTGAGGCTAACGAGAAGATAGGAACCCTCTTCACCAAACTGAACGAAGACAATTATCTCGCTTGGCTTATGACCATAGATCAAGACGAGCTTTTGACCGTGACCGGAGAAGTCATGGAGATATGGCAGGCAGGAGCGAAGACTCACAGCACCCCAAAAAACTGAAAAGGCCCCTCGATCGTGAGTACAACACGGCGGTGTATTTTCTCCGAGTAAAGCAGTTGGGATTCTCATTCCGAGAACTCTTCGACTTGGAATACGGAGAGGTTTGCGACGTGATGATCGAGGCGGCGAATGACCACGAAAAATACGATTATAAGGCAACGCAGGCAGACTTTGACTCTGCGTTCCCTTTGTAATCAGACGGGAGAAGAAGATGGCTAACAAGATACTCGGAATAACCGTTGACATCGAGGGCAAGACCTCGGGACTTACCAAGTCACTGCAAGAGGCCAATTCGTCAATAAGCAAGACAACCGCCGCCTTAAAGGATGTTGACAAGGCTCTGAAACTTGACCCGACCAACGTGGAACTGCTCGCCCAGAAGGAGGCACTGCTCACAAAGCAGATTGAGCAGACTTCCGAGAAGTTGGACGTGATGCGTCAGGTTGCTCAAGATGCCAATGCCGCACTTGAGCGTGGAGACATTACCGAGGAGCAGTATGCCTCTTTGACGGCTGAAATAGTCAAGACGGAGGCATCGCTCTCCGACTTGGAGACGGAGGCCAACTCAAGCGGAAACGCAATGGAGCAGGCTGGAGACCAAGCGGAGGACGCAGGCTCTCAAGCCGAGGATGCGGGAGACAAGTACGAGGGCCTAGGCGATGCGGCGGAGACCGCAGGCAAGGTCGCATCTACCGCAATGAAGGCGGCGGCAACTGCGGCGGCGGCTCTGGGAGCGGCGATAGTCGCAGGAACGGCGGCGGCGGGCAAGGGACTCGTCTCTGCAACTTCCGACACCTCCAAACTCGCAGACGAACTCGGAACGCTCTCAAAGACTACGGGACTCTCGACAAAGACCCTGCAAGAGCTGAACTACGCATCCGAGTTGCTTGACGTATCGACCCAGACCATAACGGGGTCGATGACCAAGATGCAGAAGACGATGGCATCCGACAAGGGAGCCGACAAATTCAAGGCACTTGGAATATCCGTCAGGGATGCGAGCGGTCAGTTGAAATCGACCGAGGACGTATTCTGGGACTCCATCGATGCTTTAGGCAAGATAAGCAACGAGGGCGAGCGTGATGCCAAGGCGATGGAGCTGTTCGGGAAGTCCGCCAAAGAGTTGAACCCTCTCATCCTCGCTGGCAGGGACGGGTTCCGTCAGTTGGCGGACGAGGCATCAAGAGTCGGATACGTCATGTCGGACGAGACGATAGACAAGTTCGGACAGTTCGATGACAATATGCAGAGGCTCAAGAATTCGGCTCAGGCGGTCAAGCAGTCGATGGGAGGAGTGTTACTTCCCGTCCTCTCCGACTTGTCCTCCGAGGGCGTTGACCTCTTGGGCGAGTTCTCCGGTGCGTTGGCCCAGACGGACGGCGACGTGGACAAGATGGCATCGACCATCGAGTCATTCGCTCCCAAAGCGGTCTCGCTCATTCAGACCTACTTCCCAAAGATACTGACCGTAGTTCAGTCCGTATTGTCGGCTTTACTGCCTGCGGTCATGTCGGTCGCTCCGCAGTTGATCTCGATGGTCGGAACGCTCATCGAGCAGTTGGCGAATTCGATAAGCCAGAACGCTGACTCGTTCATAACGGCTTTTACGAGCCTATTCACGAGCCTGACGAATTCGATAGCGACTCTCCTGCCCGTAATCATTCCATTGGCGGTGCAGTTATTGTCAACGCTCTGCAATTCGCTCATAGAGAACGCTCCGCTCCTGATAGACGGAGCCTTGCAGATAATCGACACGCTCGTGACCTCGTTCTTGAGTGAGGAGAATATAACGAAACTCGTCACGGGAGCGACTGCGATCATTACGGGACTGCTTGACGGACTCACGCAGGCACTCCCCATCCTCATTCCTGCGGCGATAGATGCGGTCTTGACCTTTGTCGAGACCCTGCTCTCCGAGAACTGCCTCTCGCAGATCTTGAAGGCGGCACTCACGCTCATCGTCACGCTGGCACAGAGCCTTATTACTTATCTCCCCAAGCTCATCGAGAGACTTCCGGAGATAATCACGGGCATCGTCAAGTTCCTGACGGGCGATGCACTTCCGCAGATAATCGAGGCGGGAGTCACATTGCTTTTGGCACTCATTACCAACCTGCCGAAGATAATCGTTGAGATAGTGAAGGCACTCGGGAAGATAGTTGTCGAGATGGGTTCGTACATCGTGGGCGAGGGCAAGGACAAACTGCTCAAGTCCATAGGCGATGCGTTTGGGAAGATAATCTCCGCCGCCGCCGAGTGGGGTTCCGACATGATTAAGTCATTCATAGACGGAGTCAAGTCGATGCTCGGCAAGCTCGCAAGTGCGGTGAAGAACGTGGCGAAGACCATTGCGGACTTCCTGCACTTCTCCGAGCCTGACTTGGGGCCTCTGTCCGACTTCTCGGAGTCAGGCGGAGACATGATAGACTCCTTCATCAAGTCGATGGAAAAGGAACAACCCGCACTCGCAAGGGCCATGAGCCAGACGGCGGCAATAGTCGGAGCGGGATGGAACGCAGGCGAGGCATCGATGCTCGGAGGCGTTACTCCCAACTATGAAGGCAATATGTCGAGAATAGAGCAGGCCATCTCCGCAGTCGGAGGGACTGCAAACGGCGGGACTTGGGTATTCCCCATCTACATCGGCGGAGAGCACGTAGACACGCTCGTGGTCGATGCACTTGATAGGAACAATTATTTGACGGGAGGTCACTAATGCTAGGTTATTACTTGAAATTCAACGGAGCGGACTTCCCCAACCCTAAATCGGTCTCCATGACCTCGGACACGATCGAGAACGTCTCGCAGTCCGAGGCGGGCACCGACCTCGTGACTATGGTCAGGCCGTCCAAGAAGACTTGGAACTTCACCTTCAACCTCTCATCGGCAAAAAAGGACGTTTTGAAGGGACTCTGTCTTCTGGAGTACGTAACTATGGTCTATATGGGAACCACTTACACCGTCAGGCTCCGAGGCTATCAGGACAACCTCGTGGAGAATTCGGAGTGGGCGGCAAATACTGACGGACTCTTCACCGTCTCCGTCAAGGCTATGGAGTTTTAACTATGTATTCAGTATCCGAGAACTACATCAATAAAATGTTCGACTCCATTCAGACTCACAAGTTGAGTGGAACGGTTGACGGCGTGTCATTCTCGGAGTCGGACGTCATAGGGGTCTCATATTCTAATCAGTGTGCGGAGAAGAAGGTCTCGCTCGGTTCCGTTTACATCGGAACGCTCAAGCTCACGTTCCTCTCCGACATACTGAACCGAGGCGAATACTACGGCAAAACGCTTACGCTCACGGACTCGTTGTATCTTGGCTTGGACGAGAACGAGGAACCCGTCTGGGAGTCCGTACCCATCGGAGTCTTTTACATTGCCGAGGCAACTTGGACGGCGGCGGGAATTGACATAACCGCTTATGACTCCCTCTCCAAGTTCGACACGGGACTGAACATAGACCAAACGAGTGCGAGCATCTATTCATTCTGCTCGTTCCTCGCAACGGAGACGGGAGTGCAGTTCGGCATGACTCAAGAGGAGGTCGAGGCACTCCCAAACGGCACGGAAGTCCTCGGCATCTTCGAGGAGAACAACCTCGAAACTTGCAGAGATCTGTTGTCGGCACTTGCCCAGATGGTCGGAGGCTTTGCATACGCAGGCAAGGACGGCAAGTTCTACCTCCGTCCGTTCGATGACTCGTCCGTCCTGACCGTTCCCAAGAACCGCAGGATGTCCGGCTCATCGTTCTCGGACTTTGAGACTTATTACGATACGGTCTGTTATACGGACATCGAGGCAAAGGAAGTCCGATACTTCGGAGACGATGAGGGACTGACGATGAACCTCGGCTCTCAACCGC